CCTGGACTAAAGACTGCTGTGCCAACTTGTTCAGGCAATTTGTAGCATGTCAATTCAACATCTTCGATTGTTAGTTCATACCTATTAAGCCAAATGATAAAAGTTTCATAGTCATTAGGTCTGTCTGAACTTCCTGAGTCATCAAAGAAAGCCTGAAGCCTTCTGCTGAACTCAATTGCATATCCTTCCCCAATTATGCCACTTCTGATGTCCAACTTTGCTGATGAATTTTCATTCATTGCTCTGTTAGCAACAAAGTAATTGCGATCAGTATGAATGGCATAAGTTCCTGACAATGCTATATTCTTCCACTTCTCATCATACCCAAGCTGGATATTGTTGGCAAGCAAATCAACCTTTGCCATTGTGGTTACTTCACCGACATTCTCAAAGGCTTGGCTAATTGAGTTCTCATAAAAGTACTCTCTTGGCTCAACTCTTATCTTCCATTCTGTGCCTGTCCACTCAAATGCCCATCCAAGGCAGAAGATTCTATCAAGTGCCTCAAATGTTTTCTTGAATGAAGTTTTATAGGCATTTAGATTATTGCTTGTCTGTGCTTGCCTCAATCTAACTCCATTAGTCAAGGCATTATTCCAATAGCAACCATCACCAGACTCACTGAAAACATCTGAAAGCAATCCATCATCATTCCCAGTAGTCAAGTAGATGCATCTTCTCAGATACTCCTCAATTGTTAGAGTTTCAGCAAATGAAGACCATGAATCAACATTGATTTCCTCAAATGCAAATTTATTTCCAAGCGCAAACTCTGCCTTATATCCTCCAGCACTTCCTTGCAGTTCTCCCTCAATCACATAGTTTAGCTTCTCCCCTGGTTGAAGTGTCACAGTCCAAGTGTAAGTAAATTCTACATGCTCAGTGTTAAATGGTGGAAGCGATGCTGTTGTGTAAAGGGTCTGAAATGAAACCAATGTTGAGCCTGAAACCACACCAAGAGTAATAAACATCTGATATGGATTTGAGGCATTCATATTTGTCAAATCAACATTAACATCCACAGTGTAAGTGAAAGTCCTTGCAATGCTTCCATTGTTCACAAATATTGGACTATCTCCCCAAGCACTTATTAAAGTTGCATTGACATCAAATGTGCTTCCATAAGAGCCTTTAAAATCTGACTTGTTCCAGTAGATAGGCACAACTGCCGGGTTGTTGTAGGCAAATGTGACCTCTGATGTTTTTAAGTTGCCTCCATTACCAACCAAGAATAAGTCTTGAATGTGAAGCCTTGTTTGCCTCCAAACTAAAGGATCAATTGTATTCCCATTAAGGTCTTTTGTTGCAGTTAAATCAATCTCCACATCCTCTCTTGCCTTGAACTGCTCCCTGAAGTTGTCATCAATAATTCCAACTGTTATCTCCCAAGTGTCGGTATCACAGACATTATGCTCCTCATAGATTGCGAGGTTAAGCATGCCATCAAATTGATAAGGCTCACCATTGTAACCTACATCAGAAGTGATTTGTATGGCAATCTCAGCATTGATGAAATATAGATCATAAAGAGCCTTAATAAGTTTAGCACCTTTGTCATAGAATTTGACCTCAGTCGAGAATGGTTGGTCTATGCCATGTGATTCCATTCTGATGGCAGTGAACTCAATGGCATCCCAGCCTATTGGTTCTTCTACCTCAGTGCCATTTAAGTAAAATTGCCATCCTGCCATGTCCCAAAATTAGCCAAAAAAAAGGGATAGCAATGCCACCCCCTTTTTACTAATCTAAACCAAACATTAATTCTCAGTCCTAAATCTATTATTCAAAATTTTAGTTGTCCTCCTTGGTGTTCTGATGAACTTCTCAAACCCTCTTTCATCCATATTAAGCTGAGTGATTGGCAGGCCTTTCAGGATGCTTCCAAGTTCATCCAGTTTACCAATCATTGGACTGCCACTGCCTGCTTGCTTACTTGATTGCATACTGCCCCAATAAATCTCTTGCTTGCTTAGAGCATGGTTAGGAATTACCTGAGATCCTTTAGGAAGGTCTACGAGGGTAGCAGTTGGTGGAGTGAAGTAAACTTTACCTGATTCAGTTACTACTTTCTCAACTCCTCTTTCACCTACCATTGCTTTACCTCCTTTGAATGGCTTGCCTTTAGTTCCTTCTGCAAACTCAGGCACTGGCTGTGCCAAGATGAATCCAATCTGAGCAGCTTGAACTGCCAAAGTCAATGCAGCCAATGGAGCAGTTACTGGACTGCTTGCCCATTTAGCCACTTGTGATGCAGTTTCAAATATTACTCTTGCCACTGCTGCTGCTTGCTCTGCCTGGAATTGTTTTGTTTTTATTTCTTTTTCTTTGGCTGCTTTTTCTTGTTCAATCTCAGTTAGTCTTTGCTTGTTGCCATCCGCAAGCCTGACCTCTTCCTCATATCTTTTGTTGAGCAAGTTCATTTCATTGTTAAGATTGGCTTGATAAAGCCCAAATACTCCATCAGTAATTGTTTGAGTCAGTTCAATTGTTTTTAAAATTCTTTTTTCTTTTTCATCTTCAGCTTCTTTCTTCTTTTTAACTTCTTCAGCCAATCCTGCTTCATAAGCTTTCTGCCATTTCTTCATTTCGGCAAGTCTCTTATCATAGGCTTTTTTATCCTCATCAGCAATTTGTATTTTGACTTCTTTAGTAACAAGTAATTCAGCCTTTGCAGCATCCTCATATGCTTTTGCTCTCTGCTTAGATGTTAATTCAGCAACCTTGACTTCATCTTTGCTTATTCCAATGTTCTTATTACTGTACTCCTTTTTAAGATTATACACCTTTTCAGCAAAAACTTTTTCAGCCCCGAATTCACCTAATTTCTCCCCTCTGATTTGAGCCATTAGAATTTGCTGCTGCTTCTCAAGTTCAAGAAGTTTCATCCTTGCGTCATACTCGGCTTTGATTTGCTTTTCAGTTTGCTTATCAACTTCAACATTTTTCTTTTTTTCATCATATAGTTTAGTAAAAACATCAAGGTTTAATTGATATCCTTTTAAAATCTTTTCTTGATCGCTTATTTGTTGAGCAGTAACAGTTCTTGAAGTCGATATTGTTTGCTGTTGAATATCATCATATTCAGACCCAGCTGCACGATACTCTTCTCTCAATACCTCTGCTGCATGACTTTCCTCAGCATAAGTCTTTTTAAGTGCATCAAGTCTTTCTTTAAGGCTTTTAACGGTATTGGCTGTATTTTTTATACCATTAGCAAGTGCTTCAGGGCTTGCTTTGCTAAACCTTTCATAAATCTTATTGAATTCTTCTCCAGCTTGTTTTATCTGCTTACCACCAAATAAGTCATTAAGTTGATTCAAGAATGAAGAAGTTAATCCAAGTGCTTTTTGATAAACAGGAGCAAGGTTAGTCCCTATTGTATTTAAAAATGTATCCCATGAATCTCCAAGATTGCTAATCTGACCTCCTAATGTTTCAGATATAGCAGCCATTGAGCCACTTACACCTTGCAAATCACCTAATGAAACCAAATACTCCCTAATGGCATCATTGGTAAATTTAGTTTGAGTCTGAATGCCTTTAAAAGTAAAAGTAACCTGGTCGCCTGCTTTGCTGGCTCTAATGCCAAACTCCTTAAGCCTTTCAAATTCGCCAGTCTGAGCATCAATAATTGCCTCGGCTAATTGGTCAAATCCTTTGCCTGTTGATGATGCTAAGTCTCCAAGCTTTCTCAGTTGTGCTGTTGTTGGAGTAAATCCTTGATTGGCAAGTTTTACAAATGATGCAGTTAGTTCTTGAACACTGAAAGGAGTTTGTGAAGCAAATTCTTGAATCTTAGTCATTGCTCCTGCTGCTGCACTTCTGCTTCCAAGTGTGTTAGTAAGAACAGCAGATAATTTTTGAAACTCAGCAGTAACAGCAATTACTTCTTTGGCAAATCCCATGACCTTGTCAGCAGCAAAAATGCCAGCTATAACAGGCGCAACTTTAGAGGCAATTTGCCCCATGCTGCCCATTGCATCACCACTGTCTTTCCCTGCCTTCTTAGCTTTATCTCCTAAATCATCAAACTGCTTTTTAAGAGCAGACAATTCTTTGAGCATTGCCCTTTCTTCAGCAGTAATCTTATCAAATTGAGAAGTAGCTTCTTGAAGTTTACTCAGGTCAATGTCATACCTGATTTTTATATCATTGGTCGAAATGGTTGCCATGTTCTTCTATTTCTCGCAAAGTTAATATAAAAAGCCCCCCAATTTGGGAGGCTCTTTGTCTGTAAAACGAAACACAAAAAAAAATGTCTACTTATTAAGTCTTTTAGACTTCTGTTCAGTTATCCAGGTCGAATATATTAGATAGTATTCATAGATTGGCCTTTCGACCAAGAATTTAGCTCGGTAAGCATCTCCATTTGCGATTCTAAGGACTTCAGCAAATCTTTGTCTGTGCTGTCTGATAATTGAAGTCCAATAATGTGCTTCAGGTTGTTTAGGCTTTGGAGAGTTTCTGCTTGCAAATAGGTCGGAAAATTCATGCTGTATTCTGTCAAAGAGGGCAGATAAGCGTACTCCGGCAGATTCAAAAAAAAACCTTCTACATCATTGGACTTCATCCAATGCTCAAGCTTCTGCTTGTTGTATGGATATTGGTAATCAAGTGGATTCTCTACCTCATCAAAATAGACAACTGTCGCAAGCTTCAACTGCCTGAGCAGGCTCACAGACATTTCCATCTGCTCCTTAAGCCTTGAAGCCATGACACCTATCTCATAAAGCTTCTTGTCATCCTTCTTCTTCTTGTCCATGAGAAGGTTAATCAAGCCATTGTTCCAGCCTCTCAGGTAGTCAGGATTAATCTGCCAAAGTTCCTCAGTGAAGATATCCCTGGCAGCTACTGCCCTTTGGAATGGCACATTGACCTCAGATACAAATTTAAAGTATTTGACACCTCCTGAAGTGAAGGCATACTCAATTTGATCCCATCTGTCTTTCGGGGCTACTCCCCTGTAAAGTATTCGGCTACTTTCTGCTTGTAGAGCATCTTCTTTTGCCACTTGTTGAGCAGGAGGAGGAACAGATGGTTTGCGCCTAAGAAAATTGAACATAGATAGAATGGTTGGTTAAAGATTAGACAAGAAATCACCAGGAACTGCCAAGCCCCTGAACAGAATGGGCATTCACCAAGTGGCTTTGCCCACAAAGTCGGCAACTTCTGAATTTGGGACAGATACCATTGCCCAAGTGGGTGATCCTCCAGCAGATAGTCCAAGAACAAGGAAAAAGCTGCACTGATCAGAGCAATCAGAGTCAAATTCAGAAGGCTTAGGCAATTCGATAAGGCAACAGCCTCTGCGCTTGCCTCCACAATTAGCAACAAGTTCATCATACATAGTAAGGATCAGGGATTAAGTCGGTGAAGATATTTAAAAAGACCTCATTGATGCCTTCGCCATTAGTGTAGGTTTGGGCAAATGAGAAGCAAATGCTTGAGTAGATTAAGCCATCAACAGCAGTGAACTCATAAACCTTATTATTGGTGGGATTTATAAACTCTAACTCATATTGTCCGGCATAAGGATTGAAAAAGCCATCAGGACAGCCTGCTAAATCTATGGTCACATAGCCCAAATAGTCAATCTCAAGAAGCTGACTGATTCGGGCATTCATGCCTGGCTTGTTGATGTTAAGAATGATGTCATTCTCCGGATATGATGGAGGCACAAGCACCAAGAAAGCATCAGGACAACTGTTGAGAGGCTCACAGGCTTTAAAACAATTATTGCAGCATTGTGCCATACTTTTCGAGATTGAAGTTGCTGGTTATCTCTGCAAAATTAGAGAAAATAAAATAACGGAAGGCATCTAATGCGTGAGACTTATCGGGGTTCTTGTTCTTCCAAGGGTCAAGGCTTCCCTGCCTGCTCACCTTGGCTTCCTTTAGGTCAATGACTAACTCATCACACCTCTTGCCACTGATCTGAACCTTGGCCTTCTGAAGCACCAAGATAGTCACAAGTCTGCTCGCTATGTGGCTTGGGTTTGACCTTGGCACTTGAATCTGCATGTCGTTGATGCCAAGGTAATTTTTGATGAGGGCATAAGCACTGATGTTGTCCTGTGTGAATGCATTTCTGCTTGCTCCTGATGCATCACCATTAATGATGTAAGTCATATCAGGAAACTCTTGCTTGATTATTTGGCACAAGCCTGCTAAGTCTCCAACTCTGTAAACCTTGATTACATTGATTGTGGCATAAAACAAGCCTTCTTCTGAGTTCTTGATATACTGACTCACTACGCATGTGTTAGTCACATTGAAGTCAAAGGCTAAGTAAAGATTGTGACCAGGAGAGGCTTTGATGTATCCTTGATAAACATGCTTTGAAAAGTCGAATGAAGTGGCAAACAAGCTTTCTCTATCCCAAATGCCCCACTGCCCCAAGGCATAAACCTCATAGTAAGTTTGGCTCACTTCCTTAAGTGCCTCCATCCTGACCGGATATTGCTCATCAAGAAAGTCAAGAGCATCAAGGTAAGTTCCGTGAAGCCTTAATACATCATCTGCCTCTTTTGCTGGCACATCATCAAAGAATCTCTTTTTTATCCAATGGCTATCTGACACCGGATTGAAAGTTAAGAAGAATCTCTTTGGATGGTCTGACTTACCCCGAAGTCTTAGTGTTATCTGCGTGAAGTCTTCAAGTGTTAGTTCTGTTGCCTCCTCAATCCAAATGTACTTTGCTTGGCTCAAGGACTTGAGTTTCTCAGGATCATCACAGCCAAGAAAGACAATCTTATTGCCTCCTGATTGAATCTCTAAGTATCCAGTCTTAACTCTGCAAAGCTTATTTAAGCCCCACTCAGTAATCTTGTTTTGAAAGTCTGCAAAGACAGAGTTTCTCAGGGTTGAGGCCACTTTGCGAATTACAAAGTAGGTTTGAAACTGATTGGCCTTGTGGTCGCATATCTCAGCAAGCAAAAGCTGAATCATTGTTTGACTCTTGCCTGATCCTGCCCCACCCCAAAGGATGTTATAGGTCTTTGGGTCAGTTACTGCATCAAGATACTTAGGCTGCCAAAGGTCAGCATCTGACAAGTCAAGCTTAGCCAACTGTGTCCTCTGATTTTCTTTTCTTAAGGCTTGTAGGCTTAATCACCTCACTCACTTGCATATTCACTTGCTCCTGGTTCATTAGCCCCAAGTCCCTTGCAATGATGTTGTGGTTGAAGAAGCCACTTGCAGCCCCTTCCAGCTTGCTTGTGTAAATTGCCTGCTCTATGCGTGTAAAGACCTTAGCGAAATCTTGACTTTTATTCTTATAGACTGATAATGTTCCCCATGAAGCAAAGCCACAAGCAAGAGCAAAACCATCTTTAGTAAGCAGTCGCATCTTTGGCAATCTTACCTCAGTTGCATCCTTACCTCTGAAGTCCACCTCGATAAGTGGAGTCTCTTCTGCCCATTGGACATACTGCTCAAAGTTCTCAAGTATCTCCTCAGGAGTTTTAAATTTACCATCAAGGCCATGCTTCAGCCTTAACATCCAACATTGATTTCCTTTCGGTGCTGCCATAATTTGTACCGGCATTTAAGCCTTAGTTTTGTGGTTGATTATTTCATTTTCTTAGCTGTCTTCTTGGCCTTCTTAGCCACAGATAGAGCAATTGCTACGGCTTGCTTCTGAGGCTTGCCTTTTTTCATTTCCATCTTGATGTTGCTGCTAATCGTTTTAGCTGAATATCCCTTTTTCAATGGCATAGCTTTAAGTTGTTTACTGCAAAGGTAAGTGTTTTAAGATTGACTCATAGAGATCAAGTTGATTCTGCCATCTTGATTGGTAACCAGGAGTCAGGTTGGCCTCAAGTTTGGCTCTTAGTTGCTTGCACTTGCGATTGAGTAAGAATCTGATGTCTTGGAGTGTCATCTCTTGTTTGGGTTGAAAGTAAAACAAATCATTCTCATAGGTTGCAATGCCTTCCCACATGGAAGGCACTTGGCTGATGTTGATGTTAGAATGGGCAGTCATCTATATTAAAATTATCGTTTAAGTCAGGTGCTAAAATTTCAGGTGTAGGCAAGTAAGCATTTAAGTTCAATTCACCCAAAATTCTGTTCATAGGATCACCTCCA